CTTCTGATCCACAATACTTGCCCGTCTATCTGAACGTCTTTCTCAAACTCACCACCGGCCATTTGAGCATTAGAAAATGTGTACTCGATGGTGATAAAATTAGATCTAACTGCACAAAATACTCTCTGCCAAAACTTTGATCCCTCGATTCCGCTCAAGGTGGATTGACAAGTAGGAATTGTTGTATTGAAAAACCTATCAGGAGGAGGGGCACCGGAGCCGTCATTGATTGCATTATCTGGAGTTTGGTTGTAAACCGTGTCCTCGTCGTAGTTAAGATATATGTTGAGTGATATAGCTCCTGGATCGTTTTGCTCGGTAGCAGACATAAGGATATCGATGTAACCAAGTTGGATACTGAAGCCTTCGTCAAGATAGTTGAACTTCTTGCTTGTTACACTAAAGTTGTCCCTAACTCTAATCTCTCCTCCTCCAACGTAAGTAGCTGGAGCGTTTACCTGAGGAGTGGTGAATTGATCGGATACATCATCATATGTGTATAAAGCAAAGCTATCAGCATCTACAACTACGATTCCAAAAACACCGTTGTTGAGAGATGCGAAAGGTGTTCCCGTGAGTATTCCAACAATCTTGACAACGTTTCCAGTAATAAGATTATGTACTGGAGATGTTACAACCGTAGGAGTTGTAGTATTTCCGACTATATTTTGAATGGAAAGAGTTGGATCGTTTGCCGTTGTCTCATCAAGATAGGATATGTATCCCTGCTGGTTACCTGCGACGATAGAAGGAACTTCCGAAGGTCTGTCTAGCCAATTGAAATTACACCTAATCCATGGCAAATGCGTGTTTAGCCATGTACGGGAAGATTGAGGCCTGTAAATCCCTAGTGTAGTGAAGCTGTCTTGAAAGATAGCCCAGCTCTTGCTCTCATAGTTGTAAACCAACCTGAGCGTTGGAAATATTCCATCTTCCGGTATGTCAAAATCATCTCCGGCATATGCAAAAGTCCAATATGCAAGTTGATTTTCGTAATCTCTTATCCCTTGAGTCCTCTTAGGTCCGTTGTTTTTGCTCTGAACCTGAAAAACAAAGTTAGGTATTTTAAAGTCTATTCTATCTGCTTTATAGCTGTCGCACTGAATGATACCTCTTGATCCTAAACCAAAAACAGCCGTATCGAACTGAATAGGGGCCTTTACACCAACTGAACCCAGTTCTGTATTTACTTTTTCGATCTGAAAAGGCTGTATAGATCGTCCTGTATATCGAAGCTGCCAAGTTTGAGTTTCGGTGAATACTACTAGGTTGTCTCGGACAAATCCAATGCCGGTGATATTTTCAGAAGTTGGTATATCTAAAAAACCACCTTGACCGCGTATGTTATCTCTCCATGATCCTGTAGAAGGAGGACCTACCACATATGGTATGAATGGGTTACCAATTGTTGACCATCTGATCCGGTTAAAGTAGTTTTGTGAACCTGCTGCCGACGGTCCTTCCCAGGTGTTAAATGTGACCATTCTACCCCTAAAAGGGGCCATACAAAGCCAATTCACTAGATAATTAGGACCTGAATCTATCTGGCTCCACGTAGAAGGAAAAAAGTCTACCCACGTTATTCCATCGGTAATTCTAGGTGGATCTTGAGTTGCGAAAAATTGCCCAGTGTTATTTGTAACCCAAAATAACTTTTGGTTAGTCGATCCAAATGGTGAAGAAGGTCCTCCACTAACCCACCAGTTGGTGCTGTAGAAAAAATCTGCAGCTGCTACTAATCCACCGTGAGCGTTCCAAGTCACTCCTGTTAGAGGAAGGTATTCTTGAAAAAGATTAGTGGCTGCATTGAATTCGTAAGCATAGCGTTGATCAAAGAAAATCGTCCTATCATTTGCTGCTGTTTTTTCTTGATTCTCTATGCCCATTGAAGGAAGCATAGGGAAATATCCAAGATTTGCAGTAACGGGAATAAGAGCCCCTGGAATGGATGTAAAGTTTAGTGTTACAACTCCAGTAGCGTATACAATACTTCCTGAAGATATGGTAAAAGGTCCGCTAACGTATGTTATTCCACCTAATCCGTCATCAGTAAAGATAGTCTCATTTCCAAAACCTTGGTCGAAATATAGAGTTAGTGAACCTGGTTGGATTTCAGCATTAGGTTGAGTTGCTCTAAGAGATGAAAGAATATCTTGAGAATAAACGGCTGTTCCGTCTGGATTAGGAGCTACTAAACCTGTAACATCCCTTCTCAGTCGACCTAAAAATTGAGTACCCCTCTTCCTTTTGATCTTTTCACGGAATAGGTAAGCGTTTAGTAGAGTTGGGTAAGCATCATCAGGTAAGAGAAAGTCTTCCCTCTCCTGTACCAATCCGGAGTCGTATCCGATTATCTTTAAGGCGTTATATTTAGTCTTAGCCATCAGAAAGGCCCTGAACCCCAACCCCATCCATAATTACCACCGTATCCTGTGGAATTGAATAGAGTTATGTTTGGCTGTCCGATCTCTTCGTTAGCTTGTCTTTCAAGTACTAGACTTTCTTGTCTTTTGAACCCCTCCATCAGAGAATCTACCCCGTCAAAATCTTGACGCTCTCTTAAGATCTCCATAGCAGCGCCATAAGCGATGTACTGCCACCATTGATTAAGAGTAGGATCACTGCTAGTCATTAAGAATTGAGAGGCGGTCTGGTATGTCTCTATTTCAACAAGATAAACCTTGTCTGGTACAGGACGAATAGTCAGCTCGTTATTCCAAAAGAGCAGGTTATACGGCCTGCCTGGGACATAAGTAGCAGCCCATACGCTAAGTTGTGAACCTGCAGCAGGGGCTACTGGCAAAGTTAGGGTTATCTGTGTAGTGACGTAATCCACCGTACCAACATACTGAGCCGTCGGGGTGATAGGAGGAGATGGTGAAGGTAATGGTGATAGAGGTGGAATAGCTGGTTTTAAAGCGCTATTTGTAACGGTTTGCCAGTAATTAAAATCTGCTTGAGCTGGAACACCAGCTCCTGGAATAGAGGTAAAGTTAAGTGTAATAATGCTCGTTCTATAGTCTATCATTCCAGATGAGATAGTGAACGGTCCATAAATTAGTGTAACAGCTCCGTAACCGTCATCTTGATAAAGAGTTTCATTTCCTAGACCGAAATCTAAGTAAAACTTCAATGTTCCAGGAACTATAGCAGCGTTTGGAAAAGTCCCCCTGGTGAAGTTGAGTAAATCGGTCTGATAGATAGCACTATTGTCAGGGTTAGACTCTGTTTGTGCTGCTGCTATTATTTGCGTTCCTTTTGTCGTATCCAAGTATACGTTATTTCCCACGGTATCTTGCTGAAGATAAAGAAGTTTTCCTGTTGTAGTGTTACTTCCTATCCCGTATGAAGTTGTTACCGCTCCCCCATCGTCTATGATCCTGATAGGATTGCCATTAGTATCCATGCCACCAATAATCAACTGGGTACTCAAAATGCCAAAGTTGGTTGCGGGATATGGATTCTGGGCGCCGTTATACAAGTTGAACGAGAACTGTTTTGTTGTTCCGTCCCCTGAAGCTGGAAGAAATAACGTAGGGAATCGCGGATATAGATTGAAAAGCTGATCTCGGTTCTTGAAAAAATTCCCTCTGATTCCACCTAAATATACGGGGTCCCTAAATCCTTGCTGGTAGTTTGGATCTACGGGATATCGGTCTACGTTTGGAATCGTGAGAAACTTATAGACTGAACGAGTCTGATCTAACTTTATGGCATAAGGAAAATCCTGACTGTAGAATGTATTGACTGCTCTTTGTATATCAGCGCTAGCAAGCGAAGACTCACTAGCCGAAACAGTTAGACGTCTAACCTTTTTTTCTATAGCCGAATAGGTGGAATCAGCGGGTAAGACTGAGGTCATGCTGCAAAACCTGCTGGAGAAAATTTGTGAAGCCATTCCCCTTCTTGGTCTTGATTCAAAGGAGAGTTGTCTTTTTTAACTGAACTTCCATCCACGCTCAAAAGACCTTCGCGCTTCTTCATGATCTTGTTTTTATCGTTAACCTGTTTTACCAACCCCATAGGCACTTCATACACATAACCAGGGATAAACTTCCAAATTTGTATTGGATCTCCTGCATATTTACAGTAGGCCATTTGTAGACGCTCATGATTTCCTCTTTTATTGAGATATTCCGCCCGCACCACACGGTTATCTTCTTTTTTTTCAGGTCCCACACGTTTTTTTGCCTCTCCCTTCAGGTTTTCACCTCCATCGCAAGAGACGCTATTTGTTAGCACGTCGATTAAACCGTGCTCTTCTCCACTTGCTGTCGACATTCTTACATGCATTTTTAATTTCCTTGGTTGTTCAGCGATTGGAAAGGAACTTTCCTGCTGTCGTTGTTGTATTGATAATTTCGTGAACCTGCAGGAGACAAGCTTGCCGGCTGAGTATCAAATGCATCAGTGGCATCAACGAAGGCGTCAAACGATCTGGAATCCAAGTTCAATGAAAAATCAAAATTCGATATTTCAATAATTGTTCCTACTAATCCATCCGCCTGAAACATGCCATACGCAACAGGAACCGTTAAACGTACTGCCATCCCGACGATATAGTTGTTGAACATCGCAACTGGATTGCTAACGTCCACCGTAACCACCATCGGATAAGCCCTTGTGATAGTAGTAACCAAAAGTTGGCTAGGAACCATGATTGTCCCTGGCAGGTACTGATTTGCCATTCGCCCTCTATTTTTCCAGTCGGTTACAAATAGCAACCGACTGGATATAATTTGTGTAACGGTTACACATTTACTCTAGTTTTCTAACTTAGTCGCTACCCAATTGATGATGTCGTTAGCAGCACCTGCAGGAGATTGTGCCCCCCCCGCCAAAAACATATATGGAACGAATTGGCCATCGCGAAATGATTGGAATTGAAAGTTATAGCCCGTCTGAACGTTGGTGACAGGGTTGTATTGCGTACTTGCTCCTGCTGGCGCCAAAGTTGCGAACAGGGTCGCAGTTGGTGACAGGGTGGAAAGTGGGAATGCAAAGGCAGTGAAAGCAGAGCTGTTTATATCAACGGTCAACGTGTAGTTAGCCGCAGAAACAGCTACAATTGTTCCGGTTAGCCCATCCATCTGAGTCATACCAAATGAATATGGAACGCTCAATCGGATCTTCATACCAACTACGTAATATTGAGTTGGATCTACTGAAGTCCTAATGACAGCTTGGTTGGCTTGTGTGATCTCCGTAACGAAGAGGAACTGAGGATCTACGGCAAGGTTTTTAGAAATTCTTCTAGTAAAACCAGCAGTAGCAGCAGCAGAGAAACCTGCAGCCCTAAGACCAATTAAGGTATATCCACCGCCGCTAGTCGTGCTAATCTGAAAGTTCATACCAGCAATCTGAAGCATCCCTGTGGTGCTGTAGAATTGAAGAATATCCCCATCGCTGTAGGTGTTTGTCTGGGAAACAACCGCTGGAGATGCATTTGTGATCGCAGTGATTGCGTTTGCCGACTGAGCTTCTACAACTGGATTAGTAGAAACATAAGTAAAACCTGTGCCGGCTGAGAAAGCTGAGGTGAGGTCTGAGGTTGTTTTGACAACTTTAATCCCCGAACCAGCAGCTGAAGCGCCCGCACCGAAGTGGGGGCCATACCATCTTCCTCTGGTGACCGTATTGGGGTTAGCAGCAGCCTCTTGAGTCACGTTTTCAGTCTCAAAAATGTCTGCATCTGAAGGGAGAAGGATTTTTACACCAGCTCCAGTAGAGGTGAAAGATCCGCCGTATTTAATAGTGAACGCCATGATACACCTCCTTATGAAGCTTGGTAAGTTGTTACGTTTAAGCCACTTATCCAGTTTTGGTTAGTGATCGCCCTAGCAATCGCAAACTTGGCGTAGAGCTGGGAGTTCTGAGCCACAGCCGAAACTACCCAAGGCGGACGATATCCAAGTATCGCTGTGTAGTTGTTCTGCTCGATCTTTGCTGCTGCTTCCAGTCCGTACATGGGCACCGTATAAACGGTATTACCGTTCATTGAGATAGCAGGAGTTTTAGCTCCCTTCGAGCTTACGAAGAATCTGAACCTGGATATTGAGCAGTATTCCTCTGGTCTAAGGCCGTCTTGAGTTGGGTAGCTGTTTTTCAGCTGGACGCCCTGTACTCTTTGAAGGTCGGCAGTTAGGTTGGTGCTAGCAAGAGCAATGAAAGCATCACGAACACCTGCTGTCCCGATCATTTCGCTTGCATCTATGTTGGTTAGAAGCGAACGAGCGTCGTTATTGAGAAGGATTCGCTCGATGTTGTTAACGTCATTCAGGCTAATATTGCTTGGCTGATCGCCGTTTAAGCCACCAGTGGCGTTGATATATGAGACAGAACTAGCAAAAAGGTCTCTCATAAGGAGATCTTCTTTCTCTCTCATCCACTGACCGAGTAGAGCCGTGAATTTAGTTAGAGTTCTGCTGTTTTCGTATAAAATAACCTGTTCATTGGTGACGATCGATTTGGCATAAATTTCCATATCGGCATCAATATCTGTACGAACTGGAACTTCCGAAGCAGGATCTAAACCAGAACCGTCGAGTTTACCGCCATCGGTAGAAAGGCGCTCAAATCGAG